CCCGCGCCTAACGCAGGCTGATGCGCGATCGCAAGTTCCGCATCGGCCGAAAGATCAGGGCCGAACTGAAGCAACCGCGCGAGGAATGGCAGCACCGTCTTATCCACAAGATCGGGCACCTGATGGTCGACCACGTGGAGGGCTGGGAGCAGTTGGAAGCGCATGACGCAGTGAAGCGCCTGCAGCTGGAAGCCAACGTGTGTTGCGAGATGGTAGAGCTGGACGCCACGCCGGTCATATCTGCGGTGCTCGATGCGTGCGAGGCGATGCTGGGCGCTGGGGCGCGAAAGGTCATTGCCGGAGTCCTTCCGGCGATCCGTACCGTGCCGGTCAAGCGCGCCGAGAGCCTGTCATTCGACGATATGGAACAGGCCCGGTTTCAGGAGCTGTTCGACGGGCTGACCGAGTACATCGGCCACCGCTACACCCACGTGATGCTCGACGACGTGCGTGCCGATTTTTGGAACATGGCTGGAATGAACAGGAGGGTTTCTTAATGCTCAGCAAGCCGATTCTGGGCCTTTTGCATCGACTCCAGTGCACGGGTGATACCAGCCTCCAGCTGCGACCAGAGCTCTCGCAGCTCCTGGATACTCACATTCGGCCCAAGGGGCAGGGGTTGAAACGAAGGATGGGCGAGGCAGTCGGAAATCTCGTCAGCGGTGGCGATGAGATCCACCAGAATCTCAGCTACCTCGCCAAGCATGACCAACTCATCCGACGAACCTTCCCATCGAATCTGTTCGAGAGTTTGGCGTGCACATGCGATTTCCTTCTCTTCGTCCTCAAAAGTTTGGCTCGCGAGCGACCGAATCGCGCGACGCCAGCGTCGGAGTTCGCGGGCCGCGATGATTCTGGCGAGCGCCATCTCCCGGCGGCGTCTAGTATTTGTGTTGCGGCTTTCGCGCTTTCGGTCTGCCAAGTCTCGGGCAGAGTTCTGCTTGGCCTGGTAGATCACGGTGCCAAGGAATGTGGCGACAGTGAGAATTGCTTGCGCCCAGCTAGCCGCAGAAGACCACCAGTCGAGCGGATGGCAGAACAGATTGAGGGGAGAGCAGTAAATAGTCTCCGCCACGTTGACGTCGATCACGGTCAGTCCTTGGCCTGGGCGAGGTGCCCAGCATGAAGCGCGGCCGCTCTACCGGCAAGCCTACCTTGGCCCAGCAGCAGCGGATGGATGCCATCGCCGAAATCGGCTGCATCGTGGCCCATAGCCTGGGCATCGACCTCGGCGACAGGCCTATCCCGGCCGAAGTGCACCACCTGACGGTCGGCGGCAAGCACGGCGCCAGGCGTCGTGGCCACGATTTCACGATAGGCCTCAACCCTTGGTCCCACCGCGGCGTGCCGTTCGGCGGCATGTCCGCTGCTCGGTGCGAGGAACTGTTCGGACCGTCCTACGCCCGCCAACCGCGCAAGTTCCGCCAGGAGGTCGGCAGCGACGACTACCTGCTGGACCTGCAGAACACCCTGATCGAGAAGCACATGAAGGAGACCCGCCAATGGCAAGCCGCCTGACGTTTGGCATTGACCCCGGCCTGACCGGCGCCATCGTGACGCTGATCGATGGCGAGCCCGGCCCGATGGTCGACATGCCGGTGATGGACGGGGAGGTAGACGCGCGCGCGGTCGCCGCGTTCCTCCGTCAGCAGCGGGATGCGAACCCTGGCGCGGCCATTTCTGTGGCCCTGGAGCGCATCCACGCCCGGCCGATGCGCAACGGCGAGGGCAAGGCCATCGAGGGATCGGTGGCCAGGCACAACCTGGCGGAGGGTTTCGGGCAGCTGAAGGCAACCGTGCGACTGCTGGGCCTGCACCTGATGCTGGTACAGCCGTCGGTATGGAAGCGCCGATTTGACCTGTCGGGGAAGGGCAAGGACGCCGGCCGCGTGCTGGCTATCCAGCGGTTCCCGGCTGCGGCGGTGCAGCTGCAGCGGAAGAAGGACAACGGCCGGGCCGATGCGCTGCTGATTGGCCTGTACGGCGACAGCCTGATCAGGGGCGGAGCATGACCACGGCAGAGGCCCGCACGCGAAAGCGATACAACGCCTACCTGCGCCGGCATGGCGTGTGCGCCGTCTGCACCATGCGCGAGCGTGGCAGCAGCCCGGCGCACTGCCAGCGCCGGCCGGACCGGCAGGGCGGCTGCGACACCGACGGTTTGCTGCCGGTGTTCCGGTTCGACGAGAACGTGCTGAAGGGGATGCGCGATGCAGACTGACTATTTTGGAGCGTATGTGCGCGGGGAGCTGGAGCACTGGGGGAGAGAGTTCGCCCTGCACCGGGACTGCGAATACCTCGGGCATCAATCGAAGAACCTGCTGGCGGTGCTGATGGAGCACCACGAAATGCCTGGGCGGGTGCAGGGCTACAAGCCGATGGAGACAGACCCGCGCGCCCAGGCTATCGAAGACATCGTGAGCGACATCGCCCGGACCGACGTCAGTCTGGCGTGCGTGCTTCGGGGCTACTACTGCGGGTCGGGACGTCGGAAGGAGGAACGCTGGGAGCAGGCGCGGCAGCTGTTGCAGCTGATGGGGCAGCGGCCGGTTTCCGTGCGGCAGTACCTGGTGATGGCGGATCTCGGGTTTCAGCGGGTGCGGGGCCGGCTTGAGGCTGGAGCGCGGGCGGCGTAGCGGCGATCTGTTTGCCGATCGCGTTCAACACTGGGATCATTATTTTCAGTTCGATCGCCACAGTGGCCGAGAACCCCAGAGCAACTGATAGCAGGAACACGGGGACATAGTGCTTGGTCCCAGGTTTGGCGAAGCGAAGGAACAGTGCGTTGACGTGGATCGTGATCAGCGTCGCCAAGCTGCCGACTAACGCGAGGGCAACCCACGATGCTGGCTTCGAGTTGTACGTCTCTGATATGAAGATGAAAAGACCGGCCAGGGTTGCCAGCTCGGCGCCGTTCTTGATGACCTGAATTCCTCGCAGGTACGAGACTTCCATTCGGCGGCGATTACCGAAACGGGCTCTGAATTTTTCGTCCATTAGTCCGCCAGTTGACAGGTGTGCACCTCAAGCGTACCGTTTCAGGCACGATCAGATAAGAGCCTCCGGCAAACCCGGGGGCTCTTTCTTTTCCACCCATTCCAGCGGCTCGCCCTCACCGGCGGGCCGTTTTTCGTTTCTGCGGGCGTAGGCCAGAGGTCCAGGCTGCCGGGCTCATAACCCGGAGATTCGCCGGTTCGAATCCGGCCCCCGCAACCATCCACGCCCGTCCACCCTCACCGGACCAATTCGCCGAGCCTGCCGGGCTGCGGTGACGGGCACCTATCGACCAATCGGGGAGGGCGTCATGCCGAACCGGACAAACCATGGAACCGACATGCGGGGAGAAATCATTGACGCGGTGGGGACCGCAGCCCTGAAGGTCACGCCGCCGGTAACGGTGGCCACGGCCGTCGCATCAGGGTTCACCCTGGACAAGGCGGTGCTGGTGCTGACGGCCATCTACCTGGTGGGCCAGATCGGCTACCTGGTGTGGAAGTGGATCCGTGAATGGCGCCAGGCGCGCCGCGGCGGGGTGATCGGATGAAGGGCAAGGTGATCGGCGGCAGCGCCGCGGCCGTTATCGCCCTGGCCGCCGCCGCGCTGGTGAAGCCGTGGGAGGGCTACTCGCCCACGCCATACATCGACATGGTGGGCGTTGCCACCCACTGCTACGGCGACACCAGCCGCCCGGACAAGGCGGTCTACACCGAGCAGGAGTGCGCCGAGAAGCTCAACAGCCGCCTGGGCAGCTACCTGACCGGCATCAGCCAGTGCATCAAGGTGCCGCTGCGCGAGCGCGAGTGGGCCGCGGTGCTGAGCTGGACCTACAACGTGGGCGTGGGTGCTGCATGCCGTTCGACCCTAGTGGGCCGCATCAACGCCGGCCAGCCCGCCGCGAGTTGGTGCCCGGAGCTGGATCGCTGGGTGTACGCCGGTGGCAAGCGCGTGCAGGGCCTGGTGAACCGCCGGGCCGCTGAGCGCCGGATGTGTGAATCCGCAGAACCGATCAACTGAAGCCATGCAG